TTGCGCTCATCTCGTCTTGCGCCCGGAGCTATATTAGTTTTCGCTCGCGAGGGTGGCGGCCATGTGGGGTTCTACGTCGGAGAAGATCCGTTGTATTATCATGTTCTCGGCGGTAACCAGCAGAACAGCGTGAATGTTATGATGCTGGCTAAGTCAAGATGCATTGCTACACGTTGGCCAAAAGGTGTCCCCGTGTATGGTGCCCCGGTTCAAATGCGAGGTGGCGTTGTTTCTACTAATGAAGGATAGGAGTTTATATGGTTGATTTCATTCTAAATCGTTTGCGTGAACCCAGCACTTACGCTGGCTTCGCCGGTCTTGCTGCCGCAGTCGGCATCGCTGAACCGTTGTATCAAGCGGCGACTGCCGTAGTTATGGCGGTTGCAGGTCTGGCTGCGATCGTCTTGGCTGAAAAGAAGCCTTGACGTGAAACTTTTTGCGTCCCTGCTGAGCATTCTTTCTACTATACTTACGTGGTGGAAACAGAAGCAGCTCATCGAGCAGGGACGTAAAGAGGCTACGTTGGACGCCGTCAAGGAGGTTGAAACCCGTGTTAAAAAAGCCGAAACTGTTGTTGCCGCTCTTGACCCTGTGCGTGACAAGCGGCTGCGCAACCGGTTCGACCGCTCCAGTGGTGATCAGTGATTACTGCCGCATAGCTAAACCCCTTAGCTATGACACCGCCAGAGACAGCGTCGAAACCGTTAAAGAGGTGGAAAAACATAATTCCAAGTGGGTGTGCCTCTGCGAGAATGACTGCCCAAACCAATCGCTCTGAAGGGACTGAATCCTAAGGTTGTGATTGTTTCGTTCGCTAGGTGCTGAAATGAGTTGCCTTTTGGCACCTTTCAAGCCTATAATTCAACACACAGGCGCATGCTGAACCAGCTGCTAATACTATTGGAGTATTTATGAGCTATAGCATGACGTACGACAGCTTGCTGGTAGACGTCCGTCGCTATCTTGAGCGGGGTTTCACTCAAGAAAGCGACCAAATCGTTTATGACCAGCTACCGCGCCTAGTTACGCTAGGTGAGCGCCGTATCGCTCGTGAACTGAAAATTGAAGGCTTTATTCGCGCTGTCACCACCCCGCTGCAAGCCGGGGTATCAATTTATTTAAAGCCAGACCGCTGGCGCGACACAGTTAGTATGACCATCAACGGCTCACCTATTTACGCTCGTTCTTACGAATATTGCCGTAGCTATTGGCCTGATGAAGCTGAAACCGCAGCCCCGCAGTTCTACGCCGATTACGACTATCAGCACTGGCTCCTCACGCCGACCCCGGCCACAGTTGAGACCCTTGAGGTGCTTTATTACGAGCAGCCTCGGTTCCTCGGTGAAGATTTTCAAACGAACTGGCTCACGCAATACGCGCCAGATGTGTTGCTTTACGCAACGCTGCTGGAAGCTACACCGTTCCTCAAGAGCGATGAGCGTGTTCAATTATGGCAAGCTATGTACGATCGTGCGGCTCAGGCTCTCGCCGGAGAAGACCTCAAGCGTATCATGGATCGTTCAGCGAATAGGAGCGAAGCGTAATGCCTATTTACACTGATGTGTTCGGCGGCGCGAACATTTACCCCAGCGAGATCAGCTACAGCGCAATCGCACTGAACATTGACGTCGTTCTCAGCTGGCCAGAAGAAACGTCGGCTAATGAGAATTTGGCTACGCGGATTATTGACGTAACGCCATCTGCGCCGGGGTTCTTCATCACCCTGCCTGACGCTATGAAGTCAGGTACCGGTAACACTATTCTGTTCAACAATCGCGGCGCTCACACTTTTACGGTGCGGAACGCGGCGGGTGTTCAAGTCGTTACCGTTGCTGCGGGAACCCTGTGGCAGATTTACCTGGTAAACAATACCACCCTAGGTGGCTCTTGGAACACCTTGCAATACGGCGCTGCAACGTCAGTAGCTAACGCAAGTTCGCTCGCCGGTACAGGTATTGTTGCCGTTGGTGCCTTGCTCAGTCAGTCGGTGCCGATCACTGCATTCAATTCTAATTATACAGCGACGTTTTCTGACCGCGCTAGAATGTTCAACTGGACGGGCGCTGGCGGCACGATCAACCTACCAGACCCAACGGCTGCGGGTAACAACTGGTTCTTCTATCTGCGCAACTCAGGTAGTGGCGCTATCGTGGCAAACCCACCGGGCATCACGCTTATCAACAATGGCGCATTCCTGAGTTTTCAACCGGGTGAGTCGGCTATTATCGCGTGTGACGGGTCTAACTTCTATACAATCGGTTTTGGGCAGTCGGCTACTTTTGCCTTTGACTACACGGTCATCGACATTTCTGGTACCGGCGTTTATACGCTGGTCGGCAGCGAATTGAACCGTGTGGCCTATCGCTTTACCGGCGCATTAACGGGTAACCGTAGCGTCGTGGTTCCGGCAACTGTCCAGCAATACTGGGTAGACAACCAGACCACTGGCTCGTACACGCTTGACATTGATCCGTCAGGCGGCGGTCTCGGTTTTGAGGTGAACCAAGGTGAACGCGTAATCCTTTATTGCGACGGCACTGATGTGTTGAACGCAGCTACGCAAGGTATCTCGGTGCCGATCAGCGTGGCTCAGGGTGGTACCGGGGCGACCACTGCTGGGGCGGCGCTCATTAACTTGGGCGGCACATCAGTGGGGACGGGTCTGTTTACCGCTTTTGATCAAGCTGCGGCTTGGGCTGTTCTAGGTGCTGCTCCTGCTGGGTCGGTTGACGGGGGTGTGTTTTAATGCCTGATACCACAATCGTTCTGAAGTCTAACCCCGGCATCAAACGGGACGGGACTAAGTTCGAAGGAGACTTCTACACCGACGGCCAGTGGGTTCGTTGGCAGAGGGGTCTTCCGCGTAAAATGGGTGGTTATCGCGCTACACAAAAATACTTACAAGAAATCAGCCGAGGTTTCGCTAACTTCACGCAGATGAATTTCATCTACTGCCACTCCGGCGGTGAAAGCACTCTTGAGCGGTTCACTATTGACGCAACCGGTAATAGCTCTATCGTCACAGACCGTACCCCGGTAGCTGCGACCGCCACAGGCTCCGTAACATTGACGAGCGGTGCTGCCGGGTCTATTAATGATATAACGGTAGACGGCGTATCCATCATGTCTGCTCCGGTCAGCTATACCACCAGTTTGGCGGTTACGGCCACTGCTGTTGCGGCAAACATCACTGCGCATACGTCTGTTCCGAATTACACGGCAGTTGCGGTCGGCGCGGCTGTTAACATTACTGCTTCTGCTGCCGGATCTGCCTCTAACGGTAACATCATCGTTAGTGCGACCACTCTAACGACGACCAAAACTAACATGAGCGGTGGGTCTGATGCCCTCGTAGTTGACGACTACAACATGTGGATGTTTGACTACCAGTACGATTCTTCTACGAACCAAAACTACCTCATCGCACACGTAGCTCCGAACCTTGATTGTATCTGCAACGATGTTGATGGGCAGATATTCTTTGGCGAGGTGTTGGGCACCGGGCTGCTAAAGTCTATCAAACTTCCGGCAGACGCAAACGTCACTGGCGGTATCGTATCGTTACACCCGTATTTGTTCTACTATGGTACGGACGGTATCATCGGTTGGAGTAAGCCGGGTGAACCTACCAACTTGACCGATTTTGCTAACGGCGCTGGTCTAGCTCGCGTCTGGGGTCAAAAGATTATCAAGGGTCTACCGCTGCGCGCAGGTTCAGGTAGCGCCCCCGCTGGTATCTTCTGGGCTTACGACGCCGTAATTCGCGCTACATTTACCGGCGGCGCGAATGTGTTTCAGTTTGACGTGGTCGCTACTGACACGTCAATTATATCTGAAAACTGCGTCGTAGACTACGATGGTGTGTTCTTCTGGTGCGGTACAGACCGGTTCATGCTGTTCAACGGTGTGGTGCGTGAAGTACCCAACCAGATGAACCTGAACTACTTCTTTGATGGTATCAACCCTCGGGCACGCACCAAAGTGTTCGCTTTCAAAGTGCCGCGCTACGGTGAGGTGTGGTGGTGCTATCCCAGAGGTGACGCTACCGAGTGCACCCATGCCGTCGTATACAACGTGCGTGAGAACACTTGGTACGATACTGAACTGCCTAACCTAGGTCGTTCAGCAGGTTCGTTCAACAACTCATTTGCCGCGCCTATCTTGACAGGTGTTCAAGGTTCAGGTAGCGATTACCGCGTTTGGGTACACGAGCAGGGTGTTGATGAAATTGATGGGCCAAACATTAGCCCGATCCGCTCTTTCTTTGAAACTGCTGACTTGTCTTCTGTGGTTCAAGGTAAAAATGAGTATGTGCGAATTACCCGGATTGAACCTGACTTCGTGCAGAACGGCCCTATGACCGTGCAGGTTACGGGTCGCGCTAACGCTCGTGCTCCAGAAGTCGTCAGTAGTATCTTTACCTTTGTTGATCCAAACAATATTACCCAGCCTCAACAGCAGATCGTTATGCTCAAAGAGCAGCGCCGCGAACTGCGAGTGCGGTTTGAGAGTAACGAAGTGTACGGTAATTACCAAATGGGTCAGATCATCGGTCACATTTCGACCGGAGACAAGACGGTGTTGGGATGAGCATTCGCGTCACTCTACCGACGGGTATGTCG